CGGGAGCTATAAATAATGCACCTCAGTATAAAGCAATGATGGAAGAACAGACAGGAGGGAACTACATAACAGTACCTCTGTTTGGAAGAATAGGCGGAACTGCCGTAAACTATGACGGAAAGACAGATATAAACGCTACAGCAATGGATACGTTCTCGCATTCAAGAGTGGTAGTAGGAAGAGCCAACGGATGGATAGAGAGGGACTTCTCGCATGACATTACAGGCGGAGTAAATTTCATGGATCAGGTAGGTAAGCAGGTATCGGACTACTGGGATGACCTGAACCAGGGGATATTATTATCTATACTTAAAGGGGTATTCTCAATGACAGGTACAGATAATGAAAAGTTTGTAAACGAACACACTTATGACGTGTCAAAAGAAACAGATGCGGCTAAGCAGGTGTTCAGCCCTACAACTCTAAATAACGCATTACAGAAGGCTGTAGGTCAGAATAAGGCGAAATTCTCAATTGCGATAATGCATTCACAGGTTGCAACAAATCTTGAAAACCTTCAGCTGCTTGAATACCTGAAATACACCGATGCGAACGGAATACAGAGAGACCTGACACTTGCAACATTAAATGGAAGAACCGTATTAATTGATGATTCAATGCCAACTGAAGAAGTTGCTAAATCAGGAACCAATCCAGCGTACACTAAATATACTACTTATGTGTTAGGGGCAGGAGCATTTGAATTTACTGATGCAGGAGCAAAAGTGCCTCATGAAATGCACAGAGATCCGAAAGTCAATGGCGGACAGGACACATTGTATTCGAGAGAAAGAGTGTGTTATGCCCCTTATGGAATTTCTTTCACTAAATCAAGCATGGCCACTCTGTCGCCAACTGATGCTGAACTTGAGATGGGAGCAAACTGGGAACTGGTAAATGACAACGCTACAGGAACAAAGAAGTACATTGACCATAAGGCAATCCCTATCGCAAGAATAATTTCAAGAGGATAGTTTCAGGGAGGAAAATCTTATGGATTATGTGGAAAATATCAAAGAAGACGTGATAAAAACATTAAAGTCGGTAGGCTATGAAGTCGTAGATGCCGACTTATTTTTGTTGGAACAGAGTATTGAGAAAGTTAAATCATATATTAAAAACAAGACTAATCAGAATAAAGTTCCTGAAGGACTGAAATACATCTGGATTGACAGGAGTACAGGTGAGTTTTTAAATTTTAAGAAATCACTGAATCAGCTTGAACTGAATGGATTGAATTTTGGCCGTATGGCGAAAGAAATAAGTGAAGGTGATACAAAGGTCGTCTACGAGGATACAAAGACAACGGGAGATAAATTTGAAGTTTATATGACATATCTTATGACAAGAGGGGAAGACGAACTCTTGAGATATAGGAGGATAGTATGGTAGATGAGTTGAAACAGGCAAGAGAAGCCATCCAGTCAATGTGGGCTGGGATATGCAATATATTTGGATTTAAGAATTCTAAAAATAAATATGGTACAGTTGTTTCCGAAGTTAAGGAACTTTATAAGAACATACCGTGTCGACTAAGCTTTAAGAATATCAGTCAGACAGAGCAGACTGAAAGCATGTCTAAGACATCTCAAGTTGTAAAACTGTTTATCGCTCCTGAAGTTTATGTCCCTCCGGGCAGTATATTTGAGGTCACACAGAATGGAGTTACAAGGAAATACAAACATTCAGGAATATCAGCAGTTTACACTAATCATCAGGAAATAGTACTTGATGCAGAACAGGAGAAGGCGTAATGGCAAGCAGTAAAATAGAAGTTCAGATAGATGGTCTGAAAGATTTTCAGAAACTTTTGCAGGAAATGAAAGCAGAAGAGGAAAGGTTCATGACTGAAACTATAAAGGAGCTTGCTGCAAGACTTCTCAGAAAAGTAATTAAAAGAACTCCTGTAAGTTCCCCTAATTTTGGGAACGCAACATACAAGAGGGACAATAAGAAAAAAGGTATAAAAAAAGGTGATACAGTATATGATAAGAAAGGCAAAGCTAGAGTTTTGAAAACCAAGACAGTGACGTATAAAAAAGCTGGAAAGACCATCTCAAAGACTTATGGCGGACAAGGTGGAACTTTAAGGAGAAACTGGACTGTATCTGATGTGAGAAAAAATGGAGGTAACTATGAGATAGAAGTTTCAAATTCCACCGAATATGCAAGCTATGTTGAGTTTGGCCACAGACAGACTCCAGGAAGATATGTTCCTGCGATCGGAAAAAGACTGAAAAAATCATGGGTAAAGGGAAAGTTTATGCTGACTATTTCTGAGGACGAGCTGAGAAAAGAAGCTCCTGCGGTTGTAGAAAGAAAAATATCTGCATGGCTTAAGAAGTTAGGAGGATAGTAATGTTAAATGAAATTGTGAATGCAATAAGTCTCAGTCTGTCAGAAAACTTTGACGGCATAGATGTGCATGTAAATGAACTTGAGCAGGGCTTTGAGGAACCCTGTTTTTTTATTGACCTGCTAAATCCCACCGAAAAGCAGATTGTCGGAAATAGATACCTGAGAAGTTACCTGTTTGACATTGCCTATTTCCCAAGAAATAACAGTCAGGTTGAGATTTTCGATGTACTTGACAAGATGCACGATGTGCTTGAATACATAAAGCTTGAAGATGGGACTCTTATGAGAGGACTGAACAGGAATACCATGGAGGAGGATAATGTACTTCATTATTTTGTAACCTATGAGATGTTTATTTATAAAATGAAAGGCAATGAAAATAATGTAAAAATGGAAAAGATAGAACTTAATATAAAGCTGAAGGAGGAAAAGAATGGTGGATAATAAGAATTCTGAAGAAAAAGTGACAGCTAAGGAGGAAAAATATGTAAAAAGTCAGATTGTAGGATCTGACAGATACAGAAACAGAGCAGACATTCTGAATGTACTGCTTGAAGATAATACGGATTACACATTATCTGAAGTAGATAAAAAGTTAAAAGATTTTTTAGGTAAGGAGGTTAAATAATGGCATATGGTGGAGGTACATGGCTTGTACAGAATAAAGTTCTGCCAGGAACGTATATCAACTTTATAAGCAAAGAAAGGGCTGAACTTGTATTCTCTGACAGGGGATATGCAGCACTTGGTGTGGAACTTGACTGGGGAACTGATGGAGAAATATTCAAGGTTGAGAATGGAGATTTCATTGAAAATTCAATGAAATATTTCGGGCACTCATACGATTCCGATAAATTGAAAGGATTGAGAGATTTCTACAAGTATGCCCAAACAGGATACATTTACAAGCTTAATACGGGCGGTGCCAAAGCGTCAAATACATTTGGAACAGCCAAATACACAGGTGAAAGAGGTAATCAAGAC